TCTTGCTTCTCAAATGCGTCAACTCAAGGCTTCTACCGCTGGCACATACCTGTGGGAAGTCTATGTTCAGGCTGGTCAGCCAGACCTGTTCTTGGGTCGTCCAGTATATACCACTTATGCCGCTCCTGCTTCTTGGCAGGCCACAACTGGCGTAATGGGTGCATTGCTATATCCACAGCACTTCGTAATCGGTGATCGTGGCGGCTTCTCGCTACAACGCCTCAACGAGTTGTATGCTGCTGAAGGCAATGTTGGCTGGAGAGCACACAAACGCTTTGACTGTGCCCTAACTGACGGCAACTCGCTCGTCAAGTTGGTCGCAAATGTCGCCTAATAGATTTTGTTAGGTTCTCTATAGAAAGACCCGCAGAAATGCGGGTCTTTTTTTATACACACATTATTATAAGTTATATACAACTTTTATATTTTGTGCTATACTTATTTGTATATGAGAACCAGAACAAATATATCATCATACGGACCATCACTAACAGAAGCCAAGAACTATCTTCGTGTAGAGTTTACTGACGACGATGTTCTTATATCAAGTCTCATCACCGCCAGTTATGAGCAAGTAACAGCAGAATGTAATAGAGATTTTAGTCCCTGCACACATAGTATGTATGTATGGAGCAGCAGTGGTGATATATTTTTATCAACTCAAACAGTAGATACTGTCAGCACTGGTTCGCTGAATGAGTATGCTGGAAGTTGGTATACATACATCCCAGAAGGTGAATATTTCAGTGGCAATCTTACATTTACTGTAGCAAACAGCGGCAGCATACCTACAAATGTAAAAATAGCACAAATGATTTTGATCAATAACTGGTATGAAAACAGATTGCCACAAGCAATAGGTGTATCAACTTCTCCACTAAACTATACAGTAGATGCTTTATTGAGTCCATATAAACTTATAAAGCCACAATAAAATATATGAACCCCGGCCTACTTGATGAAAGAATATTGCTGGAGTATCCTACCAGCAGCAGCATTGACCGATATGGTCAAAGCATTATGACATATGCGTCACAGTCATTGTGGGCAAATGTAAAAAAACAAACTGGTGGTGAAACTACTGTAAATGGATATGTCTACAATACTGCCACATATGTTTTTACATTGCGTGATAATAGCAATGTAACTGAAAAGGCAAATATAACATATAGCGGCAACAAGTATAACATAGTTTATGTAGATGAACTGGTATATGATGGATATGTCAAAGTAACTGGAGAAAGAAGAAACTAATGGCTGATGTATCCATACAGATCAAAGGACTAAAGGAACTTGAGCAAAAACTTGAGAAGATGGGTCAGGAGTTTGCTGCTAAAAGCATCGTGGCTTCTGCATATAGTGCCAATAAAAAGATGCAAGACAGCATCAAGGAAGCAATCCAGAATGATGGTTTGGTGGATACAGGACTATTACAATCAAGCATTACACGCAAAAAGATCATATATCCAAAGGATGGTAGAGTAGTAATCATTACAGGTGTAAATAAAAGAACTCGTGGAGTGGATCGTCAAGGCAGGCCAAGAGTGCCTTGGAGATATGCTAATGTTCTTGAGTCAAAATATAACTTCACTAAAGACGGGGTAGAAGCAGCAAGACAATCAGTGGTTGATAGTTTTGTGGCATCTCTGGCAAGAAAGATAAAAAAATACGAGAAGAACAACCCCAATCCCAAACAATAAAATACTTATAGGAACAAACGCATATGGCTATCACAGAATATTATAACAATCTTCGCCAACTCATTCACCTGAACTTACAGGTGCCAGTATATAGTGAAAGCACATTTGAGAACCAAAATGTGTCTTTACCTTGCATAGTATTTACTCGTGATGGAACTCTGGGTAGCCAGACAATGAGCGGTCCTAGCGTATTGACCGAAACAGTTACATTCAGTGCCAAAGCCAAAACTATAGAAAAGGCAGAGGAGATGAGAGATTTTATTATCTCCATACTGAATGGCTATTCCAATGAAATACAGATGGTATTGAATAGCGAAACTGATGATTTTGATATAGATACTGGCATATATACACGCGGAATAAGTTTTGATGTTGTTTATGGTGCTGATATACAATATATCAATGTTGTTATTGGTAGTGGCACGCCGGGTGAAGTAGCAATATGGAAAGATCAATATATTCTTACTGGCAGCAATGCTATGAGAATAACTGGCAGCAATATTATTTTTACAGGAAGTGTATATATTTCAGGAAGTCTTACTGTTGCTGAAAGTTTGGTTATACCAAGTTCTTCATATTCACTTACATCAAGTTATTCAAACACAGCATCATTTGCTTTGTCTGCAACAAGTGCTTCATATGCCAGCACAGCATCATATGTTCTGAATGCAATCTCGGCCTCATATTCTAATAATAGCACCACATCATCATATGCTGAAAATGCAAATACATCATCATATGCTGAAAACAGCAACACATCAAGTTTTGCAGTTACTGCAAGTTATGTTCTTGGTCAATCACCAACAGCATCATATTCCATAACATCAAGTTATTCGGAAAATAGCAACACATCAAGTTTTGCCATCACAGCAAGTTATGTAATAGGACAATCTGAAACAGCATCATATGCATTTACAGCAAGTTATGCGACATTTGCAGAAAGCACATCTGGAACAGTCCAGAATGCAGTATCAGCATCATATGCTGTAAATGCAAGCAACGCCGATAATGTTGATTTTGATAATATATCAAATAAGCCAAATATAGTATCAAGCAGTGCACAGTTGAGCAATGGTGGAGGTGCAGCATTCAACAGCACAAGCAATATAACAGTTGGACAAATAACTGCATCAAGTGCGTTGATACAGGACTTGTCTGTTCAATATATAACAAGCAGCGTTGTTGTAATAACTGGAAGCAATAAGTTTGGTGATGAACTTACAGATAAACAGGAGTTTACTGGAAGTGTAGAGATTACTGGATCATTGACTGTAAATGGAACATTGAATGCCACAGCATCATATGCTGTTACTGCAAGTTATGCTTTGAGTCAAAGTGGAACTAGTGGCAGCAGTGGAACAAGCGGAAGCAGTGGGTCAAGTGGAAGTAGTGGGTCAAGTGGTCAGAATGGAACTAGCGGATCTTCTGGAACCAGTGGTAGCAGTGGAACAAGTGGTCAGAATGGAACAAGTGGATCTTCTGGAACCAGTGGTAGTAGTGGTTCTAGTGGAGTAAATGGTGCGGATGGTTCATCTGGATCAAGTGGAACAAGCGGAAGTTCTGGAACCAGTGGAATAAGTGGAAGTTCTGGCACAAGTGGTCAAAATGGTTCATCTGGATCAAGTGGAACAAGTGGAGTAAATGGCAGCAGTGGAAGTAGTGGAACAAGTGGTATTACTCCAACCTCAATGTCATATGCAAATATAACTGACATTACAAATACAAGTCAGTTTGCTGGAACAGCAAGTTATGCTATAACTGCTTCTTATGCACTAAATGCAGAAGGTGGAAATAGTGCTACAGCAAGTTATTTGCTTGGCAACGCAAGCAGTTCACTAATCCAGTTTGCAGAAACAGTAAATGCACCAGATGCAGTTGGTCAACTGGCTTGGAACAGCGATCTTGGAACAATAAAACTTGGATTGCGTGGCGGTAATATAAATCTTCCAATCGGCCAAGAAGAAGTTGCTTATGTATATAATGCTGAAGCAACCACACTCAACAAAGGTGAAGTTGTATATGCTTCTGGATCACAAACAGATCGCATTGCGGTAAAAAGAGCAAATGCAAGTGCTGATGCTACATCTGCTCGCACACTTGGTCTTGTGGCAGAAGCAATAACCGCAGGTGGAACTGGATATGTTACTACCCGTGGATTATTGAAGGATGTAGATACATCAACATATAATGCTGGTGATATACTATATGTCTCAACATCATCTGGTGTGCTTACAAATGTAAAACAATATGCTCCAAGCCATCTTGTATATGCTGGTATAGTAACAAGAGTAGGTGCCGGAAATGGCAGCATATTCACTTTGGTTCAAAATGGATATGAACTTGATGAACTGCATAATGTAAGAGCAGCAACTCCAGATGTTGGCGATCTATTGGTATATAGTTCATCTGGATTATGGGAAAATACAAAGAATGCTAATATAACAGGCTCTGTATTTGGAACAGCCAGTTATGCTATAACATCTTCTTATGTTACTGGATCTGGAGTATTTGTAACCAGCGGAAGTATAACAAGCCTGCGAGTTGGTAAGCCGCTGATCATTGGCACAGAAACAAGTGCGATACAAATATCATTCCCAGAGTCAAGAAGTATATCCATAGGTGATAATGCTCTAAAAAATACAGCCACTGGTGTTAGAAATACAGTAATAGGAACAAATGCTGGTGCATCTATTACAACTGGAGGAGAAAATGTTCTTATTGGTTTCAATGCATATCTTGTAGCATCCAGTGCTGCAAGATCTGTTGTTATTGGTAGATCAGCAGGAGATAGTGCTACATCTGCCGCAGATAATGTTGTAATAGGCTATCTTGCTGGTGGTGAAATAACAAGTGGACAAAATAATATTTTATTTGGATCAAGTGTTGCAAATGCTCTATCAACTGGAACAAATAATATATCAATAGGTCATATCTTATAATATATATATCGGATCTCAAGTAACTGCCTCTGGTGTTGGTGCCACAAATGAAATAGTCATTGGACATCAGCAAAGAGGTAAAGGAAGCAACACAACATATATTGGTAATGGTCCTACAAAGACTACCATAACATATATTGATGGAGTAATCAGTGGCTCGTCACCGAATGTAAGCAACTTGACTGGTAGTCTATTAGGCACAGCAAGTTATGCTCTAAATGCAAATATATCCATAGCAAGTGCATCATACTTGAGTGGATCAACCGCCATTGTATCACAACTTACAGCAAGCAATGCTAATATTACTATAATCACAGCAAGCGAAATGTATGCTTCAGGAACAAATGTTTTTGGAGATAGTTCACTTGATATTCACAGATTTATAGGAAGCGTTGAAGCAACTGGCTCTGTTATTATAACAGGATCGTTGACTGTAATAGGACCAATAACTGGAACATCTTCTTTTGCCACAAGTGCCTCTTTTGCCACAACGGCGTCTTATGCACTAAATGCAGCAGGAAGTGAAACCTCCGGTATATCTATAGAAGATATATGGATGTATAGTGGAATGTAAAACTGAATAATACTTATATAATAGGAGATCTTATGGCATACGGAAATATAAAACAACTAGCAAGTCAAATACTACACGCTACAGAAAGCATAGTTTATACTGCTCCTACGAGCAAATCTGTGGAAGTAAGTGATATTTGGTTCTTCAACTATACAGGAACAGTTCAGTCTGTTCAAATGTGGTTCCCATTTACAGCAAGTGCTGCCACAGGATCGTTTAGTGCATCATTTGCTATACAGCGTTTGAGTGAAGGCATTTCAGGTTCTTCTGTATTGGAAATAGCACCAAAGACACCATTTGTATTGAATAGTGTAACTGGTTCTCATAGTGAAAAAATAACTATGAAGGCATCGCAAACAGCAAGTATCAATGTAGTTATATATGGCAGAGAAAATACATAATATATGCTACGCTCAACAAGATATCCTCGCCTTGGAACCAAACTGGGCATTTCTTTTAGAAGTGTAAATCCAGCAGCACCAGTAACTGCACCAGTAACTTGGTATGGAACTGATACAAAGGGATTTAGTGTTGGTGGAACAACTGGACCAGTAGTAACTGCTGATAAGGCTACATTTTCAACAGAAACTACATCGGCAACTACTTCAGCAAATCTAACAGCGGCCAGAGCACAACTTGCGTCTGGAGGAGATGCTACACAAGCATATTTTATTGGTGGAACAGATGCTGGTGATACTTCGCAGACAAGTGCCAATAAACTGACACATAGCAATGATACAACAGCAACCAATGCAAATGCTGCATTACCTGCTGCAAGATCAGGTATATTGAGTGCTGTATATAGCACAGCAATATACAGTTATGGTGGATCAGCGGCAGCAAATAGTAATGACCAGACTGCGGCATATAAGACACCATATAGCACTGATACAACTGCTGCACAAACATCAGCAAATCTTGCCACAGGTAGAGCATCTGGAGCAACATTGAGCAGTGATAGTGCTGCTATGTATTTTGGTGGTTTTAGAAACACACCGGGTGCATTTACAAAACAAACCATTGTTGATAAAATGCCATTCAGCACAGAAACAAGTGCCAATAATACTTCATTGGCATTGCCAACTGCCAGAGGATCTATAAACTTTGGTTCATTGAACTCAACATTGAATACAAAAGGATATTTGGCTGGAGAAGCGGCTTCTACTGCTTGGACTAAAGTAACATATAGCACAGATACATCTACCAATATGTCAACATCATATCCAGCAACTTTACAACAATCATCTGGTATGAGCAGCACAACTACAGCATATACACTTGGTGGATATACAACAACACAAACAAACTTGGCTTATAAAATGCCAATAAGCACAGAAACTGTTGCTGCTGTTTCAGGTATGAATAAATCAGTGTCAAAGGGACAATGTGCAGGAGCCTGCTAATAATACTTTACTACTATGGAATATAAAATAGACAAAATCGTAAATGAAAAAAGGACAGAACTTGAGGCTGCTTTTCATTCTATCAATCAGGCCAGAAGCAACTATCAAATAGAGCATTTTGTTGTTGGACAACACGACACAGAACCAAGAAAATATAGTCAATGCGTATTGGAACTGCAAGTTCGCACATTCAATCTACGCAGACAAATGGTGCAGAAGAGACAGTTGCTGAAGAAAATAGCATCAACAACAGATATTGATGAAAAGGAACTGTTGACCATAGATCTGGAAGAACTGGAACTTGGCTTGGAAAATCAAGTGCGTGAATGGAACACGCTGTATAATATATTTGAGGCTATGCCAAAGTTCACTTATGAACAGATACAATCTGGAGAAAGTGAATATTGGAACCTTCGCTTGGCAAGACAATGCCAAGAAGATCTTCTTGCCAGCGGCAGAATAGGTGTTGGAAACCTTGATGCATTATGGCAATCAAAGGCTATAGAAAATCCTGCAATAACATTTATTGAAGGTAACACAAAGAAGGAACTAACACAATGAAATATTTTACATACAATCTAAAACCAATCGGTCCGGGCGAAGCAATCGGACCATCAGTATTATTACCAGAAGACAGTAAAACAGGTTATCAAATAATAGGTGACCCATATGTATATTATGGAGCAGCCGAAATAGGTAGTCTTGATATTCTAAAAGAATATAATGCATTGGAAATAACAGAAGAGCAGTTCAATGCAGTTTATAGTCCTCCAGTTCCACCAAGTGGATCTGGTTCCGTGTAATATGTTTATCACATCAAAAAGATTATATAAGCAAGTTTGGTTTCAGACCAATACAAAAACTTATAGTGCTGGTGGAAATGTTGAAATAGGATTTTCAGGATTTCCAACTAACATTGTTGATAAGGCAACATATGCTACAGAAATAACTTCTGTATCAAATGACTCTGCACTTGTTACTGCCAGATTTTCATTTGCATCTTGCGGAAATACTGAAAATGGTATTGTCATAGGAGGCTTTACTATGACAGCAAGCCTGAATAATACTGCTGAAAAAACTGCATATAGCACTGATATAACTTCACTAAATCCAAGTGCCGATCTTCCAGTTCAAAGAATAGATATTATGGCTCTTGGAAACGCAACAAATATGTATAGTTATGGCGGATCAAGCACAGAAAATGCCATAGATTGTAATGAGGCATATACTACTGTTTATGCAACAAATGTAACTTCAGCAAAAACTTCAGCAAATCTGCCAAATGATAGGGCTTGGGGTGCAACTCTAAATAGTGTATTTGCAGGAATGTATTTAGGTGGATTTGCTTCAAGTTCATTTGTAAAGTCATCAACTTCTTATAAGATGCCATTTACTACAGAAACAACATCAACAGTTGCTTCATTGGCACTTATAACAGCAACTGCACAAAATAGAGGTCTAAATGCAGATTTGAATAAAAATGGATATATTGCCTCCGATAATGGAGTAGAAGACTGGATGAAAGTAAACTATCAAACAGATGTTGTATCATCATTGGCATCCACACAGTTTCCAGTTCCAACTGCTGAAAATAGACCATATCAATATTCTGGACATAGCAATAGAACTACTGGATATACAATGGGCGGATATTCGGTTATGGATCAACGATTGACAGCGGCATATAAAATGCCATTTGCCACTGAAACTGTATCAAGCGTTCCAACAATGAATAAATCAGTGGCTGCAAGTCTGGTAGGTGGCTATGGCTGACGAAAAGAGCATCATAAAAGAGTTTATTGCTGGCGGCTGGATTGTATCAGTGGTCGGTGGCCTTGGTATGGCCGCACGCCTGATGATAGAAGACAAAAGAATGCCTATAATGGATTATGTCCGCAAGATACTTGCCGCAGTAATATGCAGCACTATTGCGTGGTTTATGCTGGAGCAGATGGTTGCCAGCAGTTTCGTAAAAGCCATAACATATGGCATTGTTGGCGTAACCAGTCCAGAACTTATTGCCGCAGTTGTAAAACTTGTAAAAAAGATTGGCAAAAAGCCTGACGATTATATAAAGCCATAAAAAAACTTTTTCATAAATACAGGTCATATATATGATTGTATGATGACTGTAAAATATTATGAAAAGATGTATGTGCCTGTTGTATTGCGTAAGCATAAGCAGAACATAGAGCATTACCAGTTTATAAAAACAATCACGGCTGGTAGTTCGTTTGCACATATAGTATATGGCGGTGGATCATATTATATGTGCTTGAGCAAAGATGATGAACTACCTATAGAACAAAAGTTTGATATACCACTTGGCTTCAGACGAGACAAGATAGAAGACCTTGAGGCATTGGCCAAAGTGTTTGACGATCTTTATAACAATGAAAATAACAAACCATTTTATTCAGGTCGTCGCAGATGGCATAAGACAGTAGATAGGCCAAAGTTTGATTATAGTCTGCCTTGGATAGATCGTATGGCCGGTAGAAGCATCATAAATACAATCACTGGCAAGGAA